GGGACATTCGGCGGTCTGTCAGACATCCTAATCAGATTTATGGAGCAATGCTCAGGCGCGGAACAAATACCATTGGTGCGCTTATTCGGCCAAAGCCCATCAGGCTTTAGCACTGGTGACACAGACTTACGCAACTATTATGACACAATTGACCTACGCAGAAGCAACGAGCTTGAAACGGCAATCTCCAATATCTATAAGCTAGTGTTGAGTTCGCTTGGTATTAAAATCCCAGACGACTTTGACATTGAGTTCGGATCATTATGGCAAATGAATGAGACCGAAAGGTCAGAACTGGCGAACCAAAACTTGGAAACGGTGGCACGGGCAGAAGAAGCAATGCTGATAGACAAGCCTACGGCTTTGAAAGAGCTAAAACAGATGTCCAAAAAGACTGGGGTGTTTACCAACATTACTGTCGACATGATAAATCAAGCAGAGCTAGAGCCGCCACCGACACCGGAGGGCATGGAGCAGGGCGAAGATAAGCCACCTACATTCGGCAGTCAGTTGGCAAATAGCGATCTTGAGAACTTAAGCAAGCAGAATGCAGGTGACAATAATGATAAGTTGGATATGGATAAAAATAATTCAAGCAGCGGTGATAATCCTGTTAATAATTCTAAGCCCACTGGCAATAAAAGACTACCTGAACCACAGAAGGAAAATGCGAAAAGAACTGGAGATGAACTGAGCAACGAAACACAGACGACATCTGGAATATGCGTTGTTAGCGGCAGTTCATCTGTGTTGCTTCTCCAGAGAGCTGACAATGGATTGTGGGCGTTTCCAGCTGGGCATATAGAAAATGGAGAGTCTTCTTCTGAAGCGGCTAGACGAGAGTTCTTTGAAGAAACTGGGATAGACGTTGCTGACAAAATTTCTGACGACTGGACTAAAGACTGCAAGCGTTTTCGGCTTGGAAATTTCGTTTCTTTTCTGATAACTGGAGCTGACGCACCAGGATGGGGAGTTAAGCTTAACAAAGAAAATACGGACTCATCATGGGTGAGTTGGGGAAGGTTATCCAACCAAAAAGAAAAAATAATGCCTGAGTGCTATACTCTTCTTGAGCAGATTTATGAAAGTTTATATCCTGGATACCGTTTATAATGGCTAGTAAGCAAACCCAACGTCTAAAAGCTAAAGAACGGTTTAACACGGCTAGACGCCTTGAGGGCGAATACACTCATCAGTTGCGCACGTTGACTGAATATGTTGACCATATAGTTCGGGTCGGCATTAATGTCAATATGACCGAACAGGAATTAAATTCAGCCCGGTATCGGGTTGAAGCAATGCTAACGCAATATAGCGAAGCTCTAAAACCGTGGGCAACGCAAACAGCAGAAAGAATAGTAATGCGAGTTCACAAAGTGGATGAAAACGAATGGATTCAAATTGGCAGGCAGATGGGTCGCGCATTGCGGAAAGAACTTCAAGATGCGCCTACCGGCCTTGTTACGCGGTCTTTCATGGCTGAGAATGTAAAGTTGATAACCAGTTTGCCTTTAGACGCGGCTCAACGTGTACACGAGATGACTCTAAATGGTATAACGGAAGGAACACGAGCTAGCGAAATTGCAAGAAAAATATTAGAAACTGGAAAAGTAACAAAATCAAGAGCTATGTTAATCGCAAGAACGGAAGTCTCAAGAACAGCGACAGGATTAACGAGAGCAAGAGCGTTGCACATAGGCAGTGAAGTGTACTATTGGAGAACTAGCGGGGACGCAACCGTAAGAGAATCTCATAAAGTTATGAACGGTAGAATCATAAGATGGGACACTGAACCAGAAGTAGAACCTGGAAAGCATTACCATGCGGGATGCTTTCCAAATTGCCGCTGTTATCCAGAACCGATTTTAGACGATATTTAATTTATGGGTGAGGTGAAAATGAAAAATTTAATCATTGAAATAGGGGATGGGGTCAGTATCAATGGAACTGAGAATGCGGGTGTTGTTACCGGCATTTTACAAGAGAAAGGGTCAACATTGGTTATATGATTTCGAAATCAGGAAATTTAATCCCATGGATTGAAAATTTGAATTGGAGTAATTAAATGAAAAATAAAATTTTCGTAGGTAACGCGGCGGTGTGGTGTTTACTGTCGGCTTTTATGGTTTGGCATACCAAAGACGCGAAGTCGGACGTTGCAACTGTCAATAATGGAGCCGCTAGCGACGTACTCCCAATAAACTGGCAATTGTCACTAGCAGTCGGTGACGCAACTCCAATAACATATTCAGTTTCTACGGAGTTATTACCATGAAATTTATTTTATTATTACTGTTATCTTGGTCTAATTTAACTTTTGCAGTAGACAACCTTAACCAGCTTGACGGTTCATTGTCGCAAAAAGGTCAGCAATCTACCAGGAGCATTGGAGCCGGCACACCGACCACTATGGCAACGGGGATTTTCACTTCGACGGGTGATGTTTGGATATATGACTTCGTGTGTGAGCAAATCACATTAGCAACACAGACGGCTGAACTATGGCAATTCCAAGGCGCTAATGCGAATGGTTCTGGTAACATTTCTTCAGCTTCCACCACTATCGGAGGCATGACGGTCGGCAGCACGATCTCTTTATAACTCTACAACATTGCCAGAACGGGTACGGTTGGAACCACAAGCACTTTTTCCTGTTACGTGACTTTTATCGCTAACGACATCGGGGCCACACTGCCCCCATTATTTTAAGAGAGTCATTTATGAACCAAGTATTTATCTCGCTGATTTATATTCTGATCGGGCTGAGTGGTGGCGCGTGGCACTACGCAAAGAAACGTTATATTGACAAGACAACTTCTCAAGATTTTAAATCATATTTACTTGAGCATCCTAGCTCAACTTATCAAGCGGTCATTGCTATTGTCGGAGCTGAGTATGCTCTATCTCTAGCACATGTTGGAGACTTACTTTCTTTACCGGAAGTCATCTCCGCTTTAACTGCTGGCTATGCTGCTGACAGTCAGCTCAATCGGTGCGTTGACCCAAACGCTAAATAACCACTACAAGGATATTCTATGTTGCTTTATAAATCAAAAACACGACCTCCCTCTATATTGATTGCCATTTCGGCAATAGCCTGTGTGTTCGGATGCACGGCAGCCCCATCGTCCACCACCCCAACATTCGTCGAAAACATTGAAAAGTTTAACTCCAGCGTCGCCAGCGATATTCAGAAATTACAGCCGACTCTGGTTGCATTAACTCCAGTCGCGGAAAAGGCGGTTGACATCGGGCTGGCATTGTCAGGTAACGGAGCTATTGTGCCAGTTAATGACGCCGGCGTCGCTGCTCTCTCGGCACTCAGGCAGTCTGTCGTTACCAGCTCCGGTATAGACGCAAGTACAGCCGAAACTATCACAAACGCAGCCGCATTGGGCTTGCAGGCAAGCGGAAATGGGAAGTTGGTGCCGTATACCGCGCCTGCTGCGGCTGTAATAAGCAATTTAATCAATAGTGTGAATACTATTAAATGATAAAGAACAAACAGCAAGTGAGCATGTTAGATTCTCTGGAGTATCCAAGTCAGAGGGATATGACGCTTCTGGTTTGGATGAAGACAATACCTACGCGAAGTATTCTCCTAGTGCAGAGTTCAATGTAACCATTCTAAATCCTGCTTTGTTTGGCAAATTTCAATATGGTCAAAACACTATGTGGATTTTATACCCGCTGAATAGTTAATAACTATTATCTGTCTAAACAAATACCCGTTAATTCGGGTATTTTTATGTCTAAAATTCAGTACCAAAAAAATAAATTGTATTTTAATTTAAAACCGTGGTATATAATAACTTTAAATCAGTTAACTATATTTAATTTTGAGAATGTCAAATGAATAAACTATTCAAGTCAATATTGTTTTCGGCTTTAGCTCTAGCGAGTCAAGCCAGTTTAGCGGTGACGTCCATCCAGGCCGGGACGACAGGCGCGTTCATGAATCCTGGATACACTCCGGTCAACACGATTACCTTACCCGCGCAATCTTTAGCGACTGGTGGATATCTTAACATCGGCGCACAGAACATATTCTTCCCGACCGTTGGCAGCTCAACCCTCGCCTTACAGTTTTACGGTGGGGCTACACCTTGCGCAGGTCTTAACGCGACCGTTTTAGGTTCGGTTGACGGTGGTGTCACGTATCAACAGTTAAACGTCTATCCTTATCCTGCCCTTGGAACGGCTGCTCCGACTATCCTAGTTTCCGGTGGACCGATTTTATATAGCACTGGATTGGGCGGTATTTCCAAAGTCAATATCCAAGGATTTAGTAATATTGAAGTAAGCATTTCCGCATTGACGGGTGTTACCTGCCAGTTTAAAGCGTCAATGATTGACTCAGCATTTAACGCGACTAATTTCTAATTTAAAATGGCCGATTCTTACTTCAAAGCTGATTTCAAAGGCTCTAAACGCGAACGCACAAATGAGGGTTTTCTCTTATGTCGTGACGTTCGTGTTGCAAGGACTGGCGAAATGCTTTATGCGGCTGGTGAAGTCCCGGTAAAACCTGGAATCAGCGGTCTTATAAAAATAAGCCGTGATGCAAGTGTGTTGTTTGACCCTATAACAATGCAGTCCGGCCTAGGCAAATCGGTCACTATACAACATCCAGAAGAAGATGTAGACCCTGAAAACTGGAAAGACTTTGAAGTGGGAACAGCCTTAACTTGTAGTCAAGGACATGGCGTAGACAGTGATTATTTAGTCATGGACTTAATGATCAAAGACGCTTATGCAATTGAACAAATAGAAAAAGGTCTAATAGAAATTAGCCTAGGATACGACGCGGCATATCACGAAATGTCAAGTGGCATAGGTTATCAAACAGATATGATCATCAATCATATTGCCCTAGTCGATAGAGGACGGTGCGGTTCAAGCTGTGCAGTAAGAGACGAACAAACAATTAATTCCAGAGGAAAACCAATGGCTAAATCAAGAACTAAAACTGGTGATGGTCGCAAGGCTATCCCACGGGCAATCAAACAGTTATTCAGAGACGCTTTTAGAACGGCTGACGCTGAAGAGTTTGAAGAAATTATGGATGCAGCGGCTGAAGAATTCGAAAAAGAAAACGAATCTACGGTTGACGGTAATCCAGAAGATGACCCGAATTCTGTACACATCCACTTAGGTGAGGGCGGCGACAATCCAAGCGGTGACGCACCTGCAAAATTCAACGACGATGCGTTTCAAGAGCATGTTAACTCGAATAAGGCCGAGCACGATGAATTCCGTAGTCGTCTAGACGCTCTTGAAAAAGCGGCTGGAATTAAAGGGGAATCCGGTGGCGCTGAGGGCGCGTTGGACGACGGCGAAGAATTAGAACAGTTCCTAGAAGACGAAGCTCCAGAAGGGATTGACCATGATGAAGCCAAATGCACAAAAGACTCTCGCTATTTAGTTGACAGTTTAATGAATACGATCTCATTGGCCGAAATTATTGCTCCAGGTATTTCAATTCCGACGGCTGACAGTGCGTCTCCAGCTAAGAAAACAGCTATCGCGATTTGCGCCTTGCGTAAAAAAGCGTTGAAAATTGCACAAACAAATGATTGCGCGGCTATCGTCCACGAGCTGACAAACGGCAAAGGCGTAAAAGCTGGCATGACATGCGACGCGGCTAGACTGTTATTCAATGCAGTCGCAGCCAACAAACGAGCTTTAAACCGTGGCACTAATTTCAAGGCGAAAGAGCACACTGAAGCTCAAACTCATGTTGAGTACAACCGACAACCCACGCCACGCGAAATGAACAAATTATATAGTCAAGTATGGGGTAAAAAATAATGTCTAATAACATACAATTCCGTATGAATCAAGGCTGGGCTGGTGACATTACCAGAACCCATCCAACTTCTGTGCTGCCCAAACAAGCAGACCCCACCAATCCCCCAACTCTTCCAGGTCAGGGCGTTATTTTCGACGCGACCAGTGGTAAAGTTCGTAAACTGATCACTGGTGACGGAACAAGCGGCGCGGCTACCGGGACATATCCTTACAACGGTGTTTCTGGAGCGGTCTCGTTAGATGGGGTTACTGTTAGAGAATATCCAATTCAGCAACAAACGACTTCTGCAAACTTCGGAGCTATCGCGATTGGCAATCAGGCGTTGCCGACCGCGTTCCCATTGGGAATTATAAACGCAGGCTCTATCATTGTTACGCTGCCTTCTGGAGCCGCTCCGATTCCCGGTGGCGCAGTTTACATCTGGAATGTCGCCAGTTCTTCACCGCATGTACAAGGTGGATTTGAGTCTGCTTACTCGGCGAGTAACACAGTCCTTGTCGCGAATGCTAAATGGCTTTCAGGCGTCGACGCCAACGGTAACGCCGAATTGGCATTTAATTTTTAATAGCTCCGACAGGTAAATAAATGAAACCGACACATATACTAGAAGGAATCGGGGAATTGAAAAGAGCTAGAACTCTGGACAATGCGCTTGACATGAACCGCTTTTACAACAAACCGGTGGCGATTAACGGTCGCACGCTGGACGGAATTACAGCGGCGGCGATCACGCTGGCTGATGCAATCGCTCTAAATAGCTGGGGCGGTGGCATTCATCCTGGTAGAGTTTTTGACCAACAATATCGCGTTCCGTCTTACAGAACCCGCGACGGAGTTATTTCACGCGACCCGTCTGGATACAGAACCGTTGATTCCACTGGCTCATTTTTAGTTGGTGAATTAGAGCGTCTTGACCTGACCATGCACATGCCTTTGGTGCAATTGACCTGGTCTCGAGATATTGACCTGCGGGAAGATGTTACCATCGGTGATGATGTTTCGTCTTTCACACTGAGCTCTTTCAGCTCTAACAGCGGCCTCGGCTCTGGTGCAATCAATGCGGCGAATGGCCTGCAATGGATTGATAAACGTGCTAGCCAAATTCCATCAGTTTCTGTGGACATTGCTAAAATCGCTTATCCATTGACCGCATGGGGCTTGGAAGTTCATTATACCATTTTAGAGTTAGAGTCAGCCGCGCGTCTTGGTCGCCCGATTGACACTCAAAAATTTGAAGCGTTAAAACTTCAACATCAAATGTCTATCGACCAAATGGTGTACGTTGGTGACAATAGCATTTCCGCCTACGGTTTACTGAACAACCCATTAGTTAGCTCTAGCGGTGGTTTTGTTGGTTCAGTAGCAATCGGAGCGGCTGGATTTTCAACATGGGCTAAAAAAACAGCTGATGAAATCTTAGCTGATTTCAGCACTGCCTTGTCAACTGTCTGGGCTAACTCAGCGTGGGCGGTTGTTCCGGAAAATGTTTTAATTCCACCCGCTCAATTCGCGTATATTGCAACCACTAAAGTCTCTAACGCTGGTAATGTCAGTATTCTAGAATACATTTTAGAAAACAACCTGGTCGCAAAACGCACGGGCAAAAAACTGTCAATCGAACCTTGCAAATGGTTGCAAGCTGCGGGCGGTTTTGCTGGCTTGGCTACTGCTTTAGGTAATGGCGGCTTCGACCGTATGGTTGTTTACACTAAAAACCATGACTTTATTCGTTATCCAATGACCTTGCTACAAAGAACTCCGGTTCAGTTCGATTCTATCTGGCATAAATCAACTTATTTCTGCAAATTGGGTCAAATTGAACCGATTTATCCAGAAACTATCGGCTACTTTGACGGTATTTAATCCCGTTTAATTAACCAGAATAACCAGTTAGGGGCAATTTATGGCAAGAGTAAAACGCACAGACGGAACGACAAATCAGGTGGAGGTGCTAGACATCCCATCTGACCAAGTCCTTCCAGATGATGAAGTGATTCAAGAGCCAGTGGCAGAGCAAGCGACAAAGCCTTGGGAAGACGTCGAACAGTCAGTAGCTGACGAAGTGATTCAAGAGCCAGTGGCAGAGCAAGCGACAAAGCCTTGGGAAGACGTCGAACAGTCAGTAGCTGACGAAGTAATAACGAAAACAGTGCCAGAACCATTTCAAGCGATAGCAGAGAAAGCCGTTGAAATGATGATAGTATACGCTAAAAGCAGATTCAGTGTTGGTTTGCCGGACGGCACTTATCATCATGTTGAGGCGGGTGAATCGGTTGTGCCGAAACATATTGTTGATCATTGGTATGCTCAAGCAAACGACCTTAAAGTGATCGGTAAAGTTGATGAAAACTCTATCAATTCTGCTTTGTCAGTTAAAAAGTTAGAAATGATAGAATCTAATTTGACAAATATCGTGCCAAACTTAGCCGCGTTGGAAGGCATTACTGACTTTACTGAAGAGCAAAAAGAGCATCTTCAGGATTTATTCAGCTTTGCAAAAAATGCGCTTGACTCTTTTACGGCATTTAAAGCCGAGCTGGGCTCTTAAATGCAGGTCAATAAAGGCAGCATTTCAAAAGAAATTCCGGCCGAATCACAAGGCACGAGCGTAGTGGCGCAACGTCATAACGACAGCGTAACACAATATGAAATGTCTTGCGACTCCAATTTGCCGTTGGCTTTAACGCCTCGGCAAATAGCGGATGAGAATAACCAACGAAGGAATTCATAACGATGGCTTTAACTCCACAACAATTCAGAGCGGACTTCCCAGAGTTTGTCAGCACTCAGTCATTCCCGAACAGCATGGTGCAATTCTACATTGCATTGTCTAATCAAATGCTGAATGTTGACAGATTCTTGGATTCGTTTGTTTACGCTCAGGAATTGTTTGTGGCTCACACCTGCACAATAGAAGCTCGCGCGTTGAAAGAAGCTTCCGGTGGTGGTATCCCAGGCACGATGGTCGCTGGGATACCAACTAGCAAGTCCGTGGATAAAGTTTCCGTCTCCTATGACGTGAGTTCCATCATGGATGCAGCGGCAGGCCATTGGAATATGTCTGTTTATGGGATACGGCTGTGGCAACTCATGGGGCTGTTCGGGGCCGGACCGGTGGTTGTTGGGCAGGGTTACGCACCACCATTTTCGGGGCCTGCGTGGAGCGGGCCTGATTGCACACCGTCTTTCACTGGATTTGGCAATTAAACAGGTCTCAATGCCAAAATGTAATATAAAAACGGAACTACTGCTAGTTTGGGTAATACTGGCCGTGTCCGGCCATGCTACTATAAAAAGATTTATAAATTTAATAAATAGTAAATAGGGTAATATAGGGTACTATTAAAATACTATATAGTTTATAGGTCGCATGGCCGGACACGGCCACCTAAAAAGGCGCACAATGCAAAACGCAGCGAAAATGATCATAAACAGTCTTCCAAAGCTCGAGAAAAGCTTTAAAGAATTGTCTGAACTTGATTTATACGTTGGTGTGCCGTCTGACAAAAAAGATAGAAAAGATGACGGTGACCCGGGTCAGCCGAATAATGCCGTCATCGCGTATATAAACGACAATGGTTCTCCGGAAATGGGGATCCCTCAACGGAGTTTTATGCGCCCCGGCATAAGCGACGCTAAAAAGTATATAATAAACCGTATGCGCAAGGGCGGTACGGCAATTCTGGCGGGCGAAACCGATGCAGCCTACACTACCCTAGCGGCTTGCGGCTTAACAGCCCAAAATGCAATTCGAAGACGCATTAACGACGGCATACCGCCTCCATTAAGCGAGCAAACTTTAAAGGCGCGTATTGCCCAACGCACGGCTATAAGAGGAGCTCAAGCAGAATTAGATAGACGAGAAGATGGTGAGCGAGCAGGAACAGACTTAGCTAAACCGCTTGTAGCAACGAGTCAATTAAGAAACTCAATAACTTATGTTATCCGTAAAAGGGCTAAATAATGGCAATTCATATTTATATACACGGCAATAAAGCAAAAACGAAAGACTCAGTATTTAATGAACAATATTTTAGAAAATTATTGTCAAAATATTCAAAGCCTGACTTAGTTCAATTAATGAATGATTTGTCTTATGACATGTCACATGATAACGGAGACGAATCAGCTAATAAGAAAAAATATCAAATAGTGCGTGAATTAGTTAGAGATTTTAGATAATCCATGCCATACCTAGACGTTGATGAAGTTTTGCTAGACCCGACAATAGCCGATACTTTTACGGTCGTCAGAACCACGCAAACGACGGATGAGTTCGGCATGGTCGTTGAAACTAAAACAACCATACCGAATGTCTGGGGTGTCGTCACGACAGCGAATCCTAACGACTTGTATCGTGAAGAGGACTTTGAATATTTCAGCCGCGCGTTGAGTATAGTTACTCAATATCGGTTGCAGGGTCAACGGAAAGGCTACGAGCCTGACATTGTTATCTGGCACGGTAATCAATTTGTGGTTGGCACGTTTGACCCATACCCGCAATACGGCAACGGATTTTATGAGGCGATATGCCAAAGCATTG